AAAAACTGCCATAAAGCAAAGTCCTGTAGTCAAAAAACAAATCAAGAAGCATATTCTTTAGTTTATTATTATTTTAAGCTCGTCTTTTGCATTTGTTTCTAAACTAATGCAGTGGAAATATGGTATAATTACAATGCAGTTAAGGCGAAAGGGTTGAGCGAAAGTGAAATACCCCAGCTTCTTAGCAAAGCATTACCGCCCCGTTCGGCGCGTAGTTTTATGCTGCGTTGTTCGTCCGTGTGAGGGTGTGGGTGGTCTCACCGCCTTATCTGTTTCTCTGAAATGCTTTCATATCACTATCCCAACGCTTCTTATTTACGTGAAAAATTACGCCGCTATCAGGATAAATGCCAATATCTATCATTCTGTTTTTATCGCCGTTTAAAGCTTTGGCTATAATAAAGCCGCCATTCTTTTTTGAGGGCTTGATATAATCGTAATTTTTTAGGGCATCGGTAATAATAGCTTTTACCTCGTTTTCATCTTTAAACATCCCGTCATCTTTATGGTGCTCGTATAGATATTTAATCGAGCCTCTGATTTTGTCGGTGCTTAAATTTATCTGCCTTTTTAGCTCTTTCGGCACTTCAAAATGCTTAATATTTTCCTTTGAATATTCCCAAATTTTCTTTTTCTTGGCAAGTTCGCCCAAATCCAATACTCGCCCTTGTTGCGTTATTAAATCGCGCATAGTGATTTTGCCCTGCATAAATAGCTCGGCTCTGCCTTTGCCTAGCGTCTTTTCTATCACTTCGGGGCTTTGGGTTTTTAGCCAGTCGTTAAACGTCATATCCTGCGGCACGTAGCCGTTCATACTTGACCTAGTGCGACCGCTCGCTTCGTCCATTCCCTCGACGCCCAGCTCGTCCCAGCTTTTAGTTACGGGTATTATGACGCTGCGGCAATTAAAATGAGTATTTACGCGCGGTTTGCGAAACGGGAAGTCGTGCCCGATAGGCTTGTAGTCTTTATCCCACATTAGGCCATCGTAAGCTCTGCATAGTGCAGACGTGCGAGTATCTAGCGTGGCTTGGTATTTGTAGCATTTTATGACGTCGTCGTTTGCTTCAAAAAAGGCTTGGCGAATTTCGCTTACTATCGCGCCCGCTCCAGTTAATGCTATCGACGTCGCGTCGCGTTTACTTTTTTGTAAAGCCTGCGCTATCCTTTGGGCTAACATCGGCGTAGTTTCGCCTAGGCTCACGCCTATTTTCAGCTCGCGCTCTAATCGCTTTTTCTGATCGGCGTTTAAGCCGTTATTCCACGCTTTGACGGTCGCGCCCTCTAATTGTGCGCTATCTACTAGCCGCTCGATGCTGCTCTCTGGCAATACGCTAGAAAACAGATTAAACCCCGCTAGTTCGTTGTAGTCTAGTAGATGGTCTTGCTCGTTTTGCGCTAGCATTAAAAAATCTTTACGCAAATCGGGCGTTTTTAGGCTTTGTTTGAGGTCGCTTATCGTTTGGGCTAGATTATTCGTTACGTTTTTCTTTTTTAAAATTTGCGCCTGCAAATCGGCGATCATATCGTCATAAAATTTAGCTACTTTTTTACTTAGCCCGTTTTTTATTCGCTCGTGCAAAAGAGAGCGCGCTACTTCAAGCTCGGCTATAAGTTGATTAAACGGCTTCATCGCTCGGCGTTACCTGCGGCGCAGCTTGTTCCAGCTTAGCTTGATAGTCCTCGTAACTTTGTATAGTTTTAGGCATTAGCTCACCTTTTAAGAGCGCATCATAAAGCACTTCGTTTGGAATATCCCCGCTTTGGATGCCGGCTATGATTTGGGCTAATAGCTGCGGTTGGATCATCGTTAGGTTATAGTCGGTATTTATCTCATAAATCAAATTCTCGCCCGCGATATTCTCAAAAAATGCTATGTCTTTTAAAAACGATACTATCCCCTCGCTAATCGTAGAGGCGACATTGGTTAATACCGCATTTTCGCCGCTTTTTCGCATTTGTAAGGTTTCGGTAGCCTCGGCCGTCTTTTTCTCGTCAAGCAAAAGCCGCGCGCCTAAAATCGACATCCGCTTTTCTTTGGCCGCGATACGGTTTTCAAGCGTGCTTAAGCCGGCACCGCTAAATTCTAAAAAGCCAACCTTTGCGCTCGGGTCGTTTATGACCCAAACGGCGGTAGAGCCTATTTTTAGCTTTTCGCTGCTCTCGCCTTGATAGCCCGTAACGTAAGGCGTAGGTAGCGCCGTAAAGTGCGTGCCGTGCTCTAAATCGACCTCGCTTCTAAAATGACTAATATTGACTTTAGCCAAATCAAGCAAAGGCGGCTTTTCTACCGCTGTTTTTAAATCGTTCACGTTAAAAAACGTAAACGGCAAATACTCGAGTTTGCGCTCGTTTGCGCTCGGATAAATTTCGCTTACTACTTCAAAATTCCCCGCCTTGGTTTCACTAAATACCCTTTGGCGGTAGTAGCCCTCGTGTAAATCAAGCACTCGGTAACGCGTTTTTATCTTATCTACAAACTCGTCCTGCGTCGGCTCGGCGTAGGTTTCTGCGAGTACCACGAGCGACGTAACGTTTGAGCCGTTTATTTTTGTGGTTTTCCAGTTGATGATATTTTCGGCCTTGTAAAGCGTGGCGTAAGCTCTTAAATTTAATCGTTCGGCTTCAAGTTTGGAGTATTCCGCCTTTTCGACGCTAGGCAGATCCACGAGCACGCCGCAACGCCCGACACTTAAACACTCATTAGCGATATTTTTAGCTAGCGCTTCTAACGTATCGTCATCTAAACTGATATTCTCGCCGATGCTCTTTAGCGCTTCGGGCAGCTCAACTTTAGGCGGCTTTGCAAATAGTAGCCCTGTTAGCGCAACCTGCGTTCTAGCCGTCGCATTATAAAACTCCGCTCGCCCTACGTAGGCGCCGTATTCCTCCGCTTCCTGATCACTTAGTTTAGGCACGTATTTTTCTTTTGCCACCTCGCCCGCTAAGGCATCGCGCATTAGCTGCCATTTGGTTAAATTCTTAGAATATTCGGGATGTTTTGCATTTACCGCCATAAGAAGCCTTTTTTCTTTGCATTCTACTACTAAATGCCGACTACCTTGATTTGGTAATCTCGCGCCGTGATAGGGTATTTATACGCGATTAGATACCCTAGCGCGTCGTTGTAGTCGTCGTTTGCGGGGTGGGCGTCACTTTTTTCGGGTAGCTGGGTTTTATTGTCCCACGCTTGCTGTTCAAGAGCCTTTGTCAAATTTGGGCATTTTGAGACATTGACGAGCAAGCGGCGTTTGTCAAATAGGCTATTTACGCAATTTACGCGGTCTTTAATACTCGGATTTGAGTGATTTACGAATACTAAATGCCCTGCACCTCTTAAAATTTGCGCGTCCGTTTCGCTCGCGCTGGTTTTTCTATTTTGTCCGCTAGCATCGGGATATACGATAATTTTATGCCCTTTGTACCTATCTTTTAGCGTCTGCGCCATAGCGTAGGTGTCGTAGCTGATAACCTCATCGACAGCATGCGTAGTGACATTGCCCTTTTTGTCTGCTCGCTCTACGCAGACTACGTTTATACAGCCGCCGACGTTAAAGTCCGCACCGATATGTAGCGTCTCGCCCTCTTTAATGGTTTCCGTGCTTGCGTGTGTATCGCGGCTAAAATAGCTATACACAGTGCCGCTAGTTAGGTTTACGAATTCGCCCTCTAAATACGCCTTAAGCAAATTCTCGGGGTATTGCTCTTTTAACGTGTCGATAAAATCGGGCGGCAGATATTTATTATCGGCGGTTTTTGCTTTGATTAGCCGTTTAGCCTCGCCGCCTTTTTCTATGAAAATTTGATACGTGGCGCGGAAACCCTCAGGCGTCGTCGTGATGATAAATTGCCTAGTGTTACCCGCTCTTAAACGCCCCAGTAGCTTCTCGTAAGCTTTTAGTGCGATCTCGGTTTTTGACGTATCAAACTCGTCGCATATTATCCAAGCGGCGTTTATGCCGATAAGTCGCTCCCAGTTTTCCATACTGCGGCATAAAATAGGCGTTTTAGCCCCGTTTACGTCCAGGGTAAACACCGCGCTTGATTTGTTAAATTTATACGGCACGCGCCACTCGACGAGCGCGTTTTCAAGATCGCCGAATAGTATATCGCGCAAGAGCGGATACGTTGGCTCGGTTATCACGCCCGCACAACCGGGGTTTAAAAACGCTAGCTGCAAGGCTTTTCTAACCGCGGCGTAGGTTTTGCCCGCGCCGTAACCGCTCACTAAACCTATAATTTTC